TATCATTTTTCCCTTTGGTTCTCATTGCCTGCCTTGCTCGCTCACCCCGTGCAATAATGCACCTTAAACAGATCATGAGCTCAGGCCATGAGAGAGTCATAACCTCAGATGGGAGCCTTGAATAAGTCCTTGAGATAATATCAATGATATTTATAAAATCGGGGTCATTTTGGAAAGGAGTTGAGAGCAATCTCTCCTCCCTTGAGGCCCTGCATTGCTCTCTCAAATATCTTGTTCTTGTCCTCTTGGGGAATCATCCCAACCCAAAGGGCATTGCGGGCGGGGTTCTGTTGCTTCTCATGATGAACAAGAGTCAACTTTTCCCAATTCTCCCCATCTTCAGAGGCCTTATCCACAACTTGACACAAGACTCGATCTTGCATGCTCCCAAAATTGAGCACATCCTCAGGAGTGAGAGAGGCAATCTTTGAGAGCAGGGCCTCTTGCTCATCCTCTTCCTCTTGCTTTCCCCCTCCCTGCTCTTTGATAATCTCAAGCATTTTCCCCATCAAGGATCGGCTTGCAATCCCTGCTGCTTGAGCCTCAACAGGACTCAGGACTCTCCCCTGAATCTTGAGAGCTCCTGAGAAGATCTCAAGCTCCCATCTTGCAGCATCTGCAAGTTTTTTTATTACATCAATCATCTTTGCTCCTTTGATTGATTATGATTTAAGAGTATGAGGCATTCCCATTGATGATATCAACCTTGAGAGCCTCATCTGATCCATTGACCGTTGCAAGGAAAGTCATTGATCGCTCAATCCTTCCAAAACTTGTCACATTATCAGAGTACTCCTCAAGGACTGCATTGTATAGGGTGATATCAATCTGATTGGGAGATGTGCCGCCTGTGAAACTCATTGTGAGATTGCTCTCAACTGCACTTGGAGTTGTGATTGCATCTGTATAAAAGTTATTATCCTCAAGATCTGCAGTAACAGTCAATCTAACTTCTCTCACATCTGAGAGGGTGGGCTGCTCTGTGATTTGCTGCCCTAGAAAGTTTCTTCTCTCAAGTTTGTTATCAATCACCAATTCAAAGGATCGGATCTTGATTGTGTTTGAGTTGTAAGTGATATCACCGCCCTGATGATGCAGCATGCTCTCAGCAGATGCAGGGAATGAGGGAGTTGTTGAGGAGCCTGCTCTTGCAGCTGCATCCTGAGCAATGATCTCAGCACTAAATGTTGCTTCCTCTCCTGCATTGCATGCAAGCGTGAAAGTGCTGATCATGCATCCCTTGAAGGTTTCAAGAGATGGATTCCCTGAAGCAGCAGAGCCCCGATAAAAGCGAATAGTTAAAGATGGGGGGCTTGCTGCAGGAAAGAATGAGTGAGTATAGGGAGCGGGGCCTGCTGTGCTGCTCTGATCCCCAAGGGCTGCTTTCATCAGATCCCCATTGCCTGCATAGTGGAAAGGGCCTGTGATATTCCCGCCCGTGATATTGAATCCATCAAAGGTTGAGCGGACAAAGCCTGCTGTACCATGATTGAGATGAGTTTTGCGGGCTCTTTCAATTGTCTTTTGAAGAGTTGAGGAGATGAGCCTCATATCTGTATATGAGCCCCCTGATTCTGTTCCGTAGGTTGTTTCCTCTGAAACTGAGATGAATGCGGATCTTCCGAATTGAACAGGCATAATTTGCTCCTATACTGGCAAGAGGTTTTGAACCTTGAGAAGGGCTCTAACAGTGAAAATTTGTGAATTGGTTGTGTGGATATTGAGGCCAACAGAATAATCTGTGCCTGAGCTCCCGCCCTTGATTCTGATATTCGCATATCCTGCTATGAAATACATATCATCCTGAGCATATCGAGCATCTGAATCAGTGCCTGATGAGTCAAGGCTTTTGGGCTCAACCCTCTTGATTGTTTCGAAAGAGAGTCGATTGTTGAAGGGATCGATATAGGCAGCAAAGAGGGGCCTCAGATCAAACCAAATATCAAAAGCTGCATCAACCTCTTTTGTGAAGGTCACCTCAGGCACAGTCCGCCCCGCCTGAGCAATCACATTCTTAACCACATTCACAGGACGGCCGATCCACACATAGCCCGTTTTTGGGCTTGAAACAGTGAATGCTGTTGTTGGATCTGTGCTTTGATCGGGGTCTCCAAAGTACAGCCAAAACAAAGAGGTACTTGATTGATCATCAATTGCAGCCTGCTCAATCTCAAGCACTAATTGTCTATTTGCAAATGAGGCCCCTGATTGCCTCTGATAGTTGATTGAGGATTCCCCATTTGCTGTATAGATCTCAATATCAAAGAAATCAGATCTGATTGCACCCCAAAAGAGATCCCAATCAGGAGGGATTTGCAGCTCAATATCAACATTTGTTGCACCGCCCCCGCCTCCAACAAAGACAGGGACAGAGATCGGAATCCGATATTTATATGCACTATCAGCCCATGTCCCCATCAATCACCCCGATCTGTTTGTCTAGTTACTAATATTCTAATGTAAGCAATTCCACAATTGGGGATTCCGAGTTTATCCCCATCCCGTGCAAGGAATGAGCATCTCACATCATCAACAATCCCAGTTGTGAAACCCAAGAGCCTATTTGCAGTTATGGCCTTGATGATATCTGAGGCAAGATTGATCGCCTGTGCTCTTCTTGAGCTCACAGTATCAGATGAACCCCCGCAAAAGGCGGCAATATTGTATTCAACATCTCCCTGATATCTGCCCAAAACTTGCCCATGTTCCTCAATAAAATCAATGAATTGCACAGTAGCAAAAGGAATCATTGGAGGATCAGGAACCTCTCCAACAATCACCCGCCCTGTGAGATCAACGCCTGAGTAGCCTGAGGCATAATCAACCGCAATGATATCCTTGATTGCATTCTCAATCTGAACTATTGGAGAGCTCATCTCAGATCCTTTCCTTCAAGTGCAAGATTCATTGCTCTTGTGATTCCCCATTTTACACGGGGTAATCTTTTATCTCTTGCCCTTCTGAGGTAGAATTTAGGCTTGATTCTGTTAGGCCCGCCTCCAAACTCTTGAACAGCTGCATAAACAACATCAGCAGAGGTTGAGAAGGGGCTTGAGGGGGTGCCTCTTTCTTGCCCCCCTGCTCTCAGGATGAGGAATTCATCATCTTGAAATTGAATAACAGAGCCCACAATGCTATTTCTCAAGCGGCCTGTTTGCACTCTTGGGAATGAGGTTGCATTCCTCTTTGCAAGGGCTTCCATCTTGAGCGCATTCTTTATCAATGAGGCTCTGATATTTTGGATGAGCCGCCCTTCTGCTTCATCAAGTATCTTCTCAAACTGTAAAACAGTGATACTCACAGGATTCTCCTGAAAGTGCGATAATTGAAAAGGATCTCTTTCACCTCAGGCGGCATTGTACGGGGTGAAAGATTTACAGTTACATCTCTTTGAGTTGTGCTCTGTTTGCCTTGAGTCTGTTTGGCCCTGTTGAGGTGCGCTGCATATGCACAAACAGCATGCTCAAGATCAGAGGGCGCAGTTGTGAAACCTGCTGTGCAAACAACTTTATTTGCTCTATATCCCCTCTCAATTGTTGTTGTTGCTGACTCTTTGAGAACAATCCTCCCAAGAGTCGTATCAAGCTCATATTCAGATGAGGCAACAAGAGAATCAGAACCATAAACCCGATCAATATCTGAGTGCCATGAGCTCACAGATATCAGGGGGCGAATTGGTAAACTTAAAATAAAAGGAAAATCAAAATCAGGCTGATCAATGTACAAAGTATAAGATCGATCAGCAAGGGAGGGGCCTGCTGTTGCATCTCCTGAGGCAATAGGCTTTGGGAAACCTATATAGGAGGCAACAGCAGACTCAACCCGTTCAAGGAGATTCTGCAATTCAGTATCAGATCCCGTTCCTTGCACCTCAGGGAGGTACTCTTTGAAAGTGGATAATGAAACAAGACTCACAGAATCACCTTGATTGAAGGATTAGTAAGAGCGATCGGCTTCAAGCTCAAACACGAGCATGAGATCAACAGCATTTGCAAGGGTTCCCCCAACAGCAGTTGAAACCTTATAAGCCTCATCAGCTGCAAGGACTGAATCAGCAAAGTTTGAGATCGTGAGATCCTCAACAGTGCCTGCTGCAAGAGAGGTGCCTGAGGAGCCTGAGTCGGTTGTTCGACTTGCAAGAGAGGTTGAACCATCAGCAGCAAGGATTGAAACAGTTAAATGATTTGTTCCATCTGCAGTGAGGGCTTGACCTGCAACTAGCTTGATGCTCTTGAGGCGGGTTGCGAAAGGAACAGGAACAAAGAAAACCTCTGCGCCTGTTGTTGCTTGAGCAATGGGTAATGATACTAGCATTTTAATATTCTCCTA